TCAGGGGCGAGAGCCCCCGCCCGTGATGATCACCTCACCCGCAGGCTTCGCTCCCTTGCCCTGCAGGCTGTAGTGCGTGCCCACGCCCTCGATGTTGAACCGGCCGAAGATCCGGCGCACCTCCGGCCTGTCATTCAGCGACAGGATGAACCGGCCCCGGATCCCGGCCATCTGCTCGGCCAACAGCTCGAACTGGCCCTGGTCGAACATGCCGGGCCCATAGTCGCCCTCACAGTCGAAATACGGCGGGTCCAGATAGAAGAGCATCCCCGGCCGGTCATAGCGGCGCACGAAGTCCGACCAGGTCAGCTGCTCGATGACCACGGTCTCGAGGCGACGGCCCGCCGCCATCAGGTCGGCCCCGACCTTTGACGCCTGGAATCGGCTGGCCCGATCGCGGCACATGCCAAAGTCCTGACCGGTCACCTTGCCGCCGAACGCCACCTTCTGCAGGAACACAAACCGCGCGGCACGCTGCAGGTCCGTCAGCTGCGTCGGGTCCACCCGCTGCTGGTGGTCAAAATCGGCGCGACAGTGCAGCTGCAGGCTGATCAGGTCACACAGAGGGCCTGGGTGCGCCCGCATGCAGCGGAACAGGTTGGCCACCTCACCCGACAGGTCGTTGATGATCTCGCACTTCGGCCGGGTGCGCCGGCGGAAGAAAACGCCGCCCATGCCGACAAAGGCTTCGGCATAGGCATCATGGGGCGTGGCCTCGATCAGGGCGCACAGGCGCCGGGCCAGATTGCGCTTGCCGCCGATATAGGCGGCGACCGGGGAAATAGGGTTCACGGGCAGGAGGGTTGTTGCGTTCACAAGCGACTCAATCACGGATAGCGCCCGCCGGTCAGGCCGGTGGCGGGGCGAGAAGGGGGTGCACCCCTGGACGTGCTGAGTTACTGCTCGGCGGCTCGGGTGTTAGCGCACCCGGCCCCCGCCTCTATTGAACCGGGGACGGCGACGGTCCATCACACCAGCCCTGATCCCGGATAGCCCCGGCCGTTTGTGCCGTGCGGTGCTGACAAACGCCGGCGTCACCGATCCCGGAACCGCACCACCTCGATCCCCAGCCACTCATTGATCGCCCGCAGGCGCATCTTCAGCGGGATGATCTCGGCCTGGTGAAACACGGCCTCGGCCTTCTCGACGTCGCCGAACCCGCCTGCTGTCTGGGGGATGACCCCCAGCAGCTGGGGCGGCACGCGGTGCGCGGCCAGCACGTCGTCGCGCGTGGCGTTCTTGATGCCGACAAACTCATCCTTGGCCGCGGCCTCGCCCGGGTGAAGGATCTGGATCGAGTCCTTCTTGCCGTTCGGCAGGTGGACGAACATCGACTTGAAATTGCCGACGCCCTTTGTGTTCTTGACGGCGCCCTGGATGGCGGCCGCGTCCGCATCGCTCAGCCCGCCTTCGCCGACATACAGGATGAAGCCGGCGTGGGCCCCGTTGATGTAGTACCGGCGCCGGAACAGCGTCGCCGCCTCATTCAGGAAGGCCGACTGCAGGGCGCTCAGATAGTCGGGTACGCCATAGATCTCCTGATCCAGGCTGGGCTGCATCAGCTGCAGCACAGCGCCCTTCCGGAACCAGTGCTCCTTCAGATAGGCCGACAGGAAGACGAACGCGCCGGGCTGGACGCCTCGGCGGGTGTATTTGGCCAGGCTGCGGCGCAGCGCCATCGGCCGATTGACCAGATTGGTCACCTGCTCGACGTAGCACTGCCCCATGACCAGGTAGTCGAGCGTCAGCCCCTCGAACGTCTCGAGGCTCAGCATCGGGTGCGGAATGAAATCGCGGACCAGCTGGTTGATCTTCACCCGGAACGCGCTGGCGTGGTGCGACGTCACATTCATCGCGCGCGACAACACCGCCTGATCGATCGGCGGCTGATAATACCGCCCGCCGACGCCCGAAACCTCCCAGCAGTCCAGACACTCGATCAGGTCGCGCCGGTTCAGCACCGGCTCGGCATCCCCCAGGGCAAAGGCGGTCGCCGTGGCGGTCGAGGCCTCGAGGCCGAGGGCTGGCCCGGGTGACGCGTCCTGCGACATGCGCGCGGCCATCGACAGTTCGCCGCGCTCTTCGCGCGGGATGGCTTCGACGCCGCTACGGGCACGGGCGCGGGCCAGCTGGCGGGCACGGGGCAGGGGGCTAGTCATCAGAGATCACCACGCGAGAGCTCGAGCCGCCTCCGATGGCGGCTTCGATGGGTTCATTGATCAGGGATTGGAACAGGGCCCAGGCCAGGTCGGCGTGGCCGCTGTTCTTGGTGCGACTGGCTTCATAGGTCACGTGCCGGCCCGATGCCGTCATGGTCCGCCGGATCGCCATCAGCGCGCCGAGCAGGTCGGTAAAGCCGGCCGGGATCTCGATGCGGTGCTTGGTGACGACGTCCAGGGCCTTGTAGACCATCTGGGTCTTCACAAAGGCGTCGTACTGATGGCCGGTCGCGCGCGGGAAAAAGGTCCGCACCAACTGGAAGACCGCATTGCCGATGCCCGTCTTGTCGATGTCGATCTTGGTGACGTTGTAGCGCTTGGTGTATTCGCGGATCACCTCGGCCTGCTCGGTGAAGTCGCTGCCCTTGAACTGCCGACGCTCCAGCACGCGGAACTTGCCGCCCGGCGTCCGGGGCGGGGCCAGCACGATCAGGCCCGCGGCGTCGGCGTTCTCGCCATCCCCGTTCGGATCGTATGACAGCCAGACCTCACCGTCATAGGGCTTGCCGAAGCCCAGGGTGATCCGCACGTGGTCGACGTCGGGCCATACCTCCTGCTCGTCGACCATGCACGGCGTCAGGATCGTCATCGGGAACACCGACAGGGTGTCGTCGACGAACTGGCACATCAACAGGTTGGCGAATTCCGGCGCCGAATACTCGTCGCGCAGGTCCTCCAGGTCGAACAGGTCGTTGCCGCCGCGCTCGGCGTCCTCGATCGTGACGGTCTGGCGCCAGATCCGGTCGGGCAGCAACAGCCCATCCTTGGTCGCCTTCCAGCTGGTGTCGAAGTCGATGCGGCGATCCTTCGCCCGCTTCTTGTTCCACTCCTGACCGGTCCAGAACTGATAGGCCTCGTGCGTGACCGAGCTCGGCGCCGAGAAGAACGTCTTCCGGTACCGCTTCTGCATCGCCATGCCCGAGGCGACCTTCTTCAGCACCTGGAAGCCGAAGACCCAGAAATATTCGTCGAAGTAGAAATCGCCGTGATAGCCCTGCGCCGTCCGAGCATTGGTGCCCAGGTAGTAGAGGGTCGGCTGCTCCAGCGGCCGCCCGTCCTCATCCTCGCCCCGATCGATCAGGATCGGATCGCCGCTCAGCTCGACCCCGATCGTCTCCATGACAAACGCCCGGACATAGCCGCGTGCAATATGAGCCTGGCTTTTCGAGGCCGACAGCCAGATCTGGTTCTTGCCGGTCTCGAGCGCGACGATCAGCTTCTCGAGCGCGAAATAGTAGGACGCCCCGATCTGCCGGCTCTTCAGGATGTTCCGGCTGCGCAGCTCGCGCTTCGACCACCACCCGGCCTGATAGTCGAACAGGATCTCAAGGAACCGCGCCTTCAGTATCTCGGCCTGGTCCGGCGTGATGCGGTTGCGCTCGGGCTTCTTCTTCGGCCCGGCGTTGCGATTGGCGACCTTGGGGTTCAGGTCCGCCTCATTGCCGCCGCCCTCGAACTTGCGGATCCGGGCGAAGCGCTCAGCCTGGCGGCCCAGCAGGTCCAACTCCTTGAAGTCCAGTCCGGACTTCCGGTCCTTCATGGCGACGGCGATATAGCGGGCCTCCGTCACCCCCTCCATGCGCTCGACCGATCTGGCCTTGTCCCACTCTTCGCGCGCCTTCCAGCTGGCGATCGTGCCCTCCGGAACGCCCATCAGCTCGGCGATGTCACACAGCCGCCAGCAGGCCCAATAGAGGAATTTGGCCGCGCGCCGCGCGTCCAGCATGGCCGCGACCGGAAACCCGAACCCGCTGTTGGCAGCAAGCATCGCCCCCAGATCGGCGGGACCGCCGTCCGGTGCGCCTTCCGCTTTGGTGGGCCGCTGTTTCATCGGGGCGGACGCTAACCGCGCGCGCGCGACGGCCCTTCGCCCCCCTGTTGTCAGCACCGCACGGCACAACAGCCCCGCCTTGAGAAGGCGCGCCGCATCGCGGTGATCTGCGGCCCGATCAATCCGCGCCGCATCCGGCGCTTCGAACGCCCATCACCCGAGGCCCCGATGTCCGATACGACCGCTCTGTCGACCCCCAAGTCCAAGTTCTTCCGTGTCGCCGTCGAGGGCGCGACGGCCTCCGATGGCCGCACCATCGAGCGGAACTGGCTGCTCGACATCGCCGCCAGCTACAATCCGGCGACCTTCGGTGCCCGGGTCAACATGGAGCACATCAAGGGCTTCTCGGCCGAGGGCCCCTTCATCGCCTATGGCGACGTGCTGGCGGTCAAGACCGAAGAGGTCGAGATCGAGCTCAACGGCAAGACGGAAAAGCGCCTCGCCCTGTTCGCCCAGATCGACCCGACCGATCAGCTGATCAAGTTCAACAAGGCCCGCCAGAAGATCTACACCTCGATCGAGGTCGAGCCGAACTTCGCCGGGACCGGCAAGTGCTACCTGATGAGCCTGGCCGTCACCGACAACCCGGCCAGCCTCGGCACCGAGGCCCTGAAGTTCACCGCCAAGGCCGACTCGGACTTCGCCAAGCAGCTGAAGGCCGCCCTCGATGCGCGCAAACAGCACACGACCAGCCTGTTCTCGGCCCTGATCGACACCACCATCGAGTTCGAGGCCGCCCCGAACACCTCGACCGAGTCCGCCTTCGACAAGGTGCTGGCCAAGTTCTCGGCCCTGATCGACGGCAAGAAGCCCGAACCGGAACCGAAGCCGCAGAATCCTGCGCAGGGCGCTGACGGCAACGCCGCGCTGATCCAGGGCTTCACCGCCTTGGTCGGCGACATGGCCTCGGCCATGAAGGCCGATCGCGAGGCCATGGCGACCCAGCACCGCGCCGAAATGACCCGCCTTCAGAGCGAGTTCGCCGGCCTCACGGCCCAGATCGAGAACACTCCGTCGGCCGGCTATTCGCAGCGCCCCGCCGCCACGGGCAGCGAAACCGGCAGCCAGCTAGCCGACTGCTGAAGCCACCCGTCCGTCCCTTAACGCCCTCCGGCACCGCCCCTCTGATCATCGCCCGACTGGAAACCCGACATGCGCAACGCCCTCAGCAACGCCGCCCGCCTGCAGTTCAATCAATACCTCGCTCAGCAGGCCACCCTGAATGGCGTTGACCCCGACGTTGTTCGCGCGGGTCAGAGCTTCACCGTCACCCCGTCGGTTCAGCAAACCCTGATCGAGCGCCAGCGGGAATCGTCCGAGTTCCTCACCCGCATCAACATCGTCCCGGTGTCCGAACAGCAGGCCGAGAAGCTGGGCCTCGGCATCGGCTCGACCCTGGCCAGCCGCACCGACACCGATGCGGCCGATCGTGCCACCCAGGACCCGACCACGCTCGACAACGATCTGTACACCTGCAAGCAGACGAACTCGGACACCCACGTCAAATATTCGAAGATCGACCTCTGGGCCAAGTTCAAGGATTTCCAGCTGCGCATGCGCAACCAGGTCATCCAGCAACAGGCCCGCGATCGCATCATGATCGGCTTCAACGGCGCCTCGGCCGCGACCGTCACCAATCGCGTGGCCAACCCGCTGCTGCAGGACGTCAACATCGGCTGGCTGCAACAGATCCGCGCCAACAAGCCGACCCACGTCTTCGCGGAAGGCGCCAAGGAAGAGGATCTGATCATCATCGATCCGACCGCCGGCGTCGGCGACTACCGCAACCTCGACGCCCTGGTGTTCGACGCCGTCCACTCCTTCCTGCCCGCCTGGGCCCAGGGTGACACCGGCCTGGTCGCCATCGTCGGGGGCGGTCTGCTGCACGACAAGTACTTCCCCTTCGTCGATCGCGAGGAGAAGCCGACCGAAAAGCTGGCCCTCGACGTCATTCTGTCCAAGCGCGAGCTCGGTGGCCATGGCGCGGTCAAGGTGCCCTTCGTGCCGGACAACTCCATCCTGATCACCCGCTTCGACAACCTGTCGATCTATGAGCAGGAAAACACCCGTCGCCGGACCATCGTGGACAACGCCAAGCGCGACCGGATCGAGACCTACGAGTCGGTCAACGAGGCCTATGTGGTCGAGGACTACGACTACGCCCTGCTGATTGAGAACATCCAGTTCGGCCTGACGCCGGAGGAATAACCCGCGCGCCATCGTCCTCGCCTCTCATCCACCCAGGAGCCTGATCCGTGAAGTCCGTCGCCACCCTTGCCCGTGAAAAGGCCGAAGCCCGCAAAGCGGCCGAGGCCGAGGCGGCTAATCAGGCGGCCGAAAAGACGCGTGGCCGCAAGAAGGCCCGGCCCGCTCCGTCTGTCCTGGCCGACATGGATCCGCCGCTTCCCCGCGCGGGGCGGCGCCAGCCTTCCCCTGCGGCCCGTCGCAAGCATTTCCTGATCGCGGCCAGCGCCGGTCGCATACTGGCGGCCAGCGGCGTCGATCTGCAGGCCATGGGCGACAATGACAACGGCGCCAATCAGCGCGAGCTGGAAAGCGCGGCCGCGAAGATCATGCTGCAGCTGCAGGAGGACTCGCGTCGCCTCAAGGACATCCAGTCCATCGAGCGCAAGATCGAGCTCAAGGCCGAACTTCTGCCCACCTATGGCGGCTGGATCGACGGCGTGATCAAGGCGGGCAAGGTCGCGCCGGGCCCGCTGGACCAAGTCTTCACCACCCTGATGGCCTGGCGCATCGATGTCGGCGACTTCGAGGGCGCCATGCCCATGGTCGAGCATGCACTGCTGTTCGGTCTCACGATGCCGGATCGCTTCAAGCGCGCGACCCCGTCCTTCGTGGTCGAGCAGATCGCCGACGCCGCCATCCGCGCCTATGAGACCGGCGAGGACGCAGCCCGGAACTTCCCCGCAGCGGTCCTGCCCGAGCTCGAGGATCTGATCGAGCTGGTTGATGCCGACATCCACGACGAGATCACGGCCAAGCTCCACCGGGCGCTCGGCCTGGCGGTTCTGGCCGGCGCCAGAGATGACGATGCCGAGGATCTGACCGCGCGTCAGGGCCAGGCGCTGCGCTGCTACCTGCGCGCGCTTGAGCTCAACGAGCGCGTTGGCGTCAAGAAAGACATCGAGAAGCTGCAGCGCGCCCTGAAAAAGGCCGGTGCCGAAGCCGACACACAGCCTCCGGCTGCCGAGACGTCCGCACAGGACGGCCAAGGCAGCTGACACCTTCGCCCCCCGGCGCTCGGCGGCGGGACCGGCAGACGACGGCGTCCCAATCCGCCGGGCGTCGCGCCGGTCCCCCACCGCCGTAGGCCGGTCCATCTTTCCGCCTCTGGGACGCCATGTCCGGAATCGTCTTCAATCCTCCAAACACTGACGGCACGCCCCCGGTCGAGCCCCCGGAGGCGGATACGGTCGTGTTCGACGGCTGGTGGCCGAATATGAACATCACCGCCGTGCGCGAGGCCATCCGGGTCGACACCAATGTCACTGCCGGCCGCCTGCGGGATGCGGTGTCTCAGGCCATGCTGGACATCGCGACCGCGCTGGCCGACTGGCGCGCGGAGCAGGTCGAGCTGGGCCACGCCGGTCTGCAGGACGTACCGGCGCGCATGCAGATCGACGGCGTCAGTGACTATGTGCTGCGCTTCAATCGCGCGGTCTATTCCGTCGTCGGCGCGGATCTGGCCGAGCGTCAGATCGGCTCGCGCCTGACCTCGGCCGGCGCCGATCGCGCCGAAGAGCTGTCGGCCGACATCTGCATCCACACGCGCAACGTCACCTGGGCTGTCCGGGACTTCCTCGGCCGCACCCGCGTCATCGCCGAGGCGCTCTGATGGCCCGGCTCACATCCGCAATTCGCGTCGAGGCCGAAGCCGGCGAGACCGTCGACGCCTTGGTCTATCGCACCCTGGGCAAAGGATCGCCCGCGGTCGAACAGGTCATGACGGCCAACCCGAACCTCGCGGATCAGGGGCCCTTCCTTACGGCCGGCCAGCGCGTGGTCATCCCTGCCGCCGCCACGACCCCGGCGACCCCGCCCACAATCAACCTGTGGGACTGACATGACCGCCCATCACACCCTTCCGATCAATCCGCCGATCAACTGGTCAAAGGTCGCCTTCCTCTGGGCCGCCTCGATCACGGTCGCGGGCTGGGTCTTCTTCGGTGCCCAGGGCGAGCAGCGCCTCAAGACGCTCGAGGACCGGACCCAGCCCCTCGCCAATGGGGATCTGGTCGCCGTGCAGCGCGACGTGGCGTGGATCCGCGACCGCCTCGAGAGGGACGCATCATGATCCGCCTCAAATCCGGTCAGCTGTTCGGCCTGCTGAAGGCCCTGCCCATGATCCGCTTCGCCCTGATGCTCGGCGGCGGAATGGTGGCCACGGCGCTGGCCGCGCACGTCCAGTGGTGGCTTCAGCACGGGCGCTTTCCCGAGGCCGAAAGCGTCTGGCTGGCCCGCATTCAGGGCGCTACCTGGATGGGCCTGGCCAGCACCTTCATCGTCGCCCTGGTCATGGTCACCCTGGCCTTCGGCCGCGCCGGACGCCTCGGCGTCAAGGCGGGCGGCATCGAACTCGACGTCGACTTCGACAAACCCGAGGAACCGGAATTATGAATCGCATCGCCCTGCTGGTCGTCCACTGCTCAGCCACCCCCGCCAACCGCGACATCGGCGTCGCCGAGATCCGCGCGATGCACACGGCCAGGGGCTGGCGCGACGTCGGCTATCACTATGTCATCCGCCGCGACGGCACTGTCGAAAAGGGGCGCGCCGACAGCGTCATGGGCGCGCACGTGGCCGGCCACAATGCGAACAGCCTGGGCATCTGCATGGTCGGCGGCGTCAAGCCCGACATGACGGTCGAGACCAACTTCACCGCCGAACAGTATGCCGCGCTCGAGCAGCTGCTCGGCACCCTTGCGGCGCGCCATGCCGCGGCCCGCGTCTGCGGACACCGCGACCTGTCCCCTGACCGCAACGGCAACGGCAAGGTCGAGCCGGGCGAGTGGGTCAAGGCCTGCCCGACCTTCGACGTCGCCAGCTGGTGGGCTGGCCGCAAGGGAGCACGCTGATGCCGGATTTCATGGGGGATTGGCTGGGGCTGGCCTTGCTGCTTTGCTGCGCCCTTGTTCTGGTGGCCATCAGTGGTGCCGCAACGGTCTGGTTCGGGTTCGCCTGGGCCTTCATCATCACTGTCGTCGTTGGCGCCCTGATCTATCGCTGGATGCCGATCGGCACCTATGGCGAAGGCGCTCACGTCATCATCATCGCATGGATCCTTCTGGCGATCGGCCTGGTGATCGGCCTCCTGATCGGGCTGGCCCCGTCGTGAAATTCCGCGACGTCTCCCGCTTCACCCCGGTCCACTGGATCCTGATCGCCGGCGCGCTGATCTGCTTTGCCGTGGCCGGCGTCCAGGTCCTGGGCTCGCTCGGCTTCCGCTGGGATCCTTTCAACGCGGCCGAGCACCGGGCCGAGGTGGCCGAGGGCAAGGCGGCCGTCGCCACGGCCGACGCCGGCGCCCGATCGGCCGAGGCCTCGGGGGCCCGCCAGACCACGCGCCTGGTTGAACAGGCGGCCGCTGACCGCGAGGCCGCCGATGCGGTCGCCCATGATTTTGCCCTGCAACGAGAGGCCCAGGCCGATGACTCGATCCCTCTTCCTGACGATGGCGCTGCTTTGCGCGATTCCTGGCAGCGGTTGTGCGACCTTCGCACGTCCGTCTGTGCCGGTCACGGTGACGCCGCCCCGGCGCGAGATGCCGGAAAGCGCGATCCAGCCGTGCCGCCTGCTCGAGCTGCCGAGCAAGCTGTCCGCTGACACCCTCGAGCAGCTGCTGGTCGATCAGGCCGTCGCCCTCGTCCACTGCGACATCGCCCGTCAGACCGCCGTCGACGTCCATGTCGGCGAACATGCCGACGAGGATGAGTGGCTGCGCGCGCTCGGGGTCGAGCCGTGAAAAAGCCGCACGCCATTCGCGCCGCCCTGACTGCGGCCCTCGACCCTCGCCATGGCCTCAAGACGGATCCCTACCGCCTGCAGATGGCGGCGACCAAGCTGGGCCTGTTCGCCTCGGCCCGGCCGGGTCAGGCGTTCGAGTACCGCTACACGCTCGAGATCGCCATGCTGGACTTCGCCGGCGACCCGGCCGAGGTCTCGGTTCCGCTCCTGCTCTGGATCCTGCGCTGGCAACATGACCTGATCTCTAGCCCGGAGGCCACGGCCCGCGGCATGGATCTGACGTTCGAGCTGCTTGACGAGGATAAATACGACATCCACATCGACCTCAGACTGACCGAGGCCTACCGGTTCGAACCCCGCCCGGGCGGCGGCCACGACCTGATTTACCTGGAACCGCCCGAGCCGCTCGCCATGGAAGACGGCCCGCCGCTGCATATCGTCTATCTGGACGACGCGGTGATCGCCCGCTGCGATGAGCATCCCGAGGTCACCTGATGGCCGAGGATCTGGCCCAGCTGCACGAGATCGCCGCCGCCTGCCTGGCCGCGCTTGAGGCGCCGGCGCGCACCCGGCTGCTCAGGCGGATGTCCGGCGACATCCGCCGCGTTCAGCAGCGCCGCATGGCGGCCCAGCGTGCGCCCGATGGATCCAGCTGGCCCAAGCGCAAGCCGCGACGCACCGCCAAGCCCGCGACCCGGCCCGTCCGATTCCTCTATCCATCTGGCGGGTCCGGCCCGCCGCGTCTGGTCGATATGCGCAGCTGGCGCCAGCAAGGCCAGATGATGGTCGGCTTCGACCGTGAGGCCGACGGCCTGCGCACCTTCAAGAAGTCCCGCGTGATCCGCTGGCTGCCGCCCGAGGGGCAGGCTGACACCTCGGTCGATGCCGCCGGCGCTCGCGGCGTAAGGGGCAAGGTGCGCCGCAGGTCCGAGCCCATGTTCCGGGGCCTGCGCTCCAGCCGCTGGCTCAAGGCCGGCGCGGACAGCGAGTCCGCCTGGGTCGAGTTCACCTCGCGCGCGTCCCGCTTCGCCCGGGTCCACCACTATGGCGAACGCGACCAGGTCGCCCCGGACGGCCCCGAGATCGACTATCCGCAGCGCGAGCTGATCGGTTTCGCACCCTCCGACGAGGCGCTGCTGCTCAACGCCTTCATCGATCATGCCGGCGACGCCCTCGGCTGGGGCCGCAGGGCAGGGCGCTAGCCCGCCACGGCCGCCGCGCGGCGGGATGAGGCAGCGACCCGCCCCTCAAGTCGTGAGCGACCGCGTCGCGAACATAGGGGCAAGACAATTTGTCAGCACCGCACGGCACAACAGCCCTTGGTCGCCAGCGAGACGCTCGGGCGGTGACAACGGGGCCCCCGCTCGTGACGTAGAGGTTCCCGACTGTGTCCGTCCTCGCCGGCCAGGCCAGCGGCTCGACCGCCGTCAACCTGTCCAAGCTGCCCTTTCCGAAAGTCGTCGAGGCCCTGTCCTTTGACGCCATCGTGGCCGAGGCCAAGCAGCTGCTGATCGACGCCATGGCCGAGGACAGCCCCGAGGCCGGTGCCGCCATGGCCCAGGTGCTGACCCTGCCGTCCGAGCCTCTGGTCAAGATCATCCAGATTTTCGCCTATCGCGAGCTCGGTCTGCGCCAACGGGTCAACGACGCGGCGCGCGCCGTGACGATTGCCTATGCCGTCGGGTCCGACCTTGATCACCTCGTCGCGCTGCTGGGTGTGGAGCGGCTGGTCATCGTCCCGGAGTCCGTCGACGGCCTGACACCTGCCGTCATGGAAGATGATGACGCGCTGCGCCGGCGCGCCCTGCTGGCGCCCGAGGCCTATTCCGTGGCCGGTCCCGAAGGCGCCTATGTGTCCAAGGCGCTCGACGCCTCCGGCGATGTCCTGGACGCCAGCGCCACCAGCCCGGCCCCGGGTGAGGTTCTGGTCACCGTCCTGTCGCGCCTCGGCAATGGTGTGCCCGACCAGGCCCTTCTGGACACCGTCGAGGCCTATGTCTCGGCCGAAGACGTCCGCCCCTTGACCGATCAGGTGACGGTGGCCGCGGCCGAGGTGCTCACCTTCGAGGTCGATGCTACCCTGACCACCTTCGCAGGGCCGGATGCATCCGTCGTCATCGCGGAGGCCCTGGCCCGACTGGATGCCTATCTGGCCGCATGTTTCCGGCTCGGCCGCGACGTCACGCGCTCCGGGATCATCGCCGCGCTATCGCCCGAAGGCGTCCAGGACGTCGACCTGGTGTCACCCGCCGCCAATGTCGTCGTGACCCGCACCCAGGCGGCCCGCTGCACGTCGATCGACGTCACCCATGCCGGTCTCGGGGAATAGCCATGCCCCTGGTCCGAGACAGCCAGTGCCTGGCGCCTGAGAACTCCACTGCGCTCGAGCTGGCGCTCGAGCGCCTGACGCGCCGCCTTGAGGACGTGCCGGTCCCGCTACGGGATCTGTGGCGGCCTGACACCTGCCCGATCGAGCTCCTGCCCTGGCTGGCCTATGCCCTGTCGATCGACAGCTGGAATCCAACCTGGTCCGAGAGCGTCAAGCGCAACGTGGTGGCGGCTGCCATCGAGATCCAGCGCAAGAAGGGCACTGCCGCCTCGGTGCGTCAGGTCGTTGCGGCCTTCGGCGGCCAGATTGCCTTGCGCGAATGGTGGCAGCTGGACCCGCCCGGCGAGCCCTACACCTTCGACCTGGTCCTGACCCTGAACGGGGAGGGCGGTCAGCCGGCCACGGCCCGCTTCGTCGAGGAGGTCATCGATGAGGTGATCCGGACCAAGCCCGTTCGCGCCCACTTCACCTTCACCCAGGGCCTCGCGGCCCAGGGCGGTCTCGGCCTGGCCGCCGCCGCGCGCGCCGCCGACTTCTACCGCCTGCAGCTTGAGGCCGCCTGATGCCTGGATTGCCGATCACCATCACCAATGTCGGGCGCGCTGCCCTGATCAATGCCCAGAACACCGGGACCAATGCGCTGACGATCAGCGAGGTGGCCCTGACGTCGGCCAATATGACGGGCGCAAACTTCGCGGCCATGACGGCGCTGCCAAGCGAGCTCAAGCGGCTGACGACCTTCGCCGGCGACGTCGTCGCGGATGACACCCTGCACCTGACGATCCGTGATGAAACGATCCAGTCCTACAGCATGCGCGGCTTCGGCCTGATCCTTTCGGACGGCACGCTGTTCGCTGTCTACGGCCAGGCGGCGCCGATCGTCCAGAAGTCCTCGGCCTCGATCATGCTGCTCGCTGTGGATGTGGTGCTGGCCAGCCTGACTACGGCCATGATCGAGTTCGGTGATACGGACTTCGTCAATCCGCCGGCGACGGTCGATCGACCGGGTGTGATCGAGGTCGCCGATCAGGCCGAGGTGGACGCCGGAATTCGGGGCGACGTCGCTGTCCCTCCGTCGCGGCTCAAGGTACTGCTGGCGGCCCTGCTCGGCGGCAAGGCAGACTCGGCGCACAGCCACGACGCTGGCCATGTCACGACGGGCACCTTCAACGTCCTGCGGATCCCCGATCTGGCCATGGCCAAGATCACCGGGTTGGCGACCGCGCTTGCGGAGAAGGCCAGCTTGGCGGGGGCGACCTTCACGGGGACTGTCTCGATTGCAGTGGCATCGGGCGGACGCTTGGATATCAGGGGCAATGTTGGCTCCGGTCGCGAGATCAACTTCAAGACCGACGCCCTTGATCGGTGGCGCATTCGGGCCAACGGCTCGGCCGAGAGTGGCGCGAACAACGGCACCCTGCTCGAGTTCATGCGCTTTGCCGACAATGGCAGCTACCTGGGCATCCCCCTCGCCATCATTCGCGCGACGGGTCAGGTTGCGTTTGAGACGGTGCCCCGCGTCGGCACTCAGCAGCTCTGGTTCGAAGGCAACTTCGACCCCAACAGCAAGGCGGCGGCGATCCACTCCCACGACTGGGCCCAGGTCACGGGCAAGCCGGTCCTGCTGCAGTTCGTCAGCTCCCTCGCGGCCTCGGGCTCCGACCTCAACCTGTGTATCACGCCCGGCTTCTATCGCCAGCCGCTCGACGCCGGCGCAACGGACGGCGCCAACTATCCGGTCGGCGCGGCCGGGATGATCGAGGTGTTGGCTCATGGGAATGTGGTCGAGCAGCGCTACACCCGGCCCTCCAGCGGCGACGTCTTTCATCGCGGGTCGATCGGCGGGGCATGGTCGGCCTGGCGCAAGTTCTGGGACAGCGGCAACTTCGATCCGGCGTCCAAGGCCAATGCAGCTCACAGCCATGCGGGTGAGGATATCACCTCGGGGACGGTGCCGCTGGCGCGGATGCCCAGCCTGCCGGCCAGCCAGACGACCAGCGGCGTCTTCGATGCCGCGCGGATTCCGGCGCTGGCCATGTCGGCCATCACCGGCCTGGTCGCCGCACTGGCGGGCAAGTCCGACACGGGGCACGTCCACTCGGGCGCGGACATCACCTCGGGCACGGTGCCGCTGGCGCGGCTCCCCAGCCTTCCGGCCAGTCAGACGAACAGCGGCACCTTTGACGCCGCCCGGATTCCGGCCCTCGACGCGAGCAAGGTCAGCACCGGCGCCTTCGACCCGGCGCGTATTCCGTCGCTGGACGCATCCAAGGTTGGCTCTGGCGTCTTCGACGTCGCGCGCATCCCAAACCTGTCGACGTCCAAGATCTCGGACCTGCTCGATCTCGTCTGGCCCGCGAACGAACTGCATCTCTTCGATCAGGCGGCGGTACCGGCCGGGGTGCGCTGCCTCGTCGCCAATGGCGCGGTTGTGTCGCGCACCACCTATGCCCGGCTGTTCGCCGCCATCGGCACCCGCTACGGCGCCGGCGACGGCGCGACCACCTTCCAGATCCCCGACTGGCGCGGCCTCTTTTTCCGCGCCCTCGACAACGGTCGCGGTCTCGACCCCGGCCGCGCGCTCGGCACCGGCACCTATCAGGCCAGCCAGAACCTGTCGCACCGTCACTCAGTGCCGACCCGAAGCTCCAACGGCACGGATGAGGGCTACGTCGAGGACACCGACTCCGGCGGCGTCATCCGGACGGTGTTCACGGCATATGAGGGTGGCAGCGAAGCGCGCCCGATCAACGAGGCCCTTCTGGCCTGTATCTCCTACTGAGGCGCGCCATGCTGATCTATCACTATGACCCCGCGACGGGCCTCTACAGAGGGGCAGGGATGGCCGAAGCCGACCCTATGGAGCTCGAGCTGGCGCGCCAGGCCGCCTCCGCGCCACTCGCAGCTGCCGCCCACGATACCTACGCGGCCGCTTACCAGCAGGCGCTGTCGGACTTTGCAGACGCCCCGCGCACAACGCTCGACCAACTGGCCCAGGCCGAACAGGATCTGGACGCCGCCATCGGTCAGGCCATGCAGATCCGCGACGCCGCTCTGGTCGACGCCTCCGCCGCCGCCGCCCGGGTGAGACCCGAGCACTGGCTGATCCCGGCCAACGCCACCACGGTAGCACCGCCTGCCTTCAGCTTCGACGAGGAGGCCGTCTTCGAGGATGGCGTCTGGAATGTCCGCCCGGCCGCTACCGGCGATGATGATCCCGACATCGAGCCCGACGAGGTCGTGCTGGCGCAGGCGGTCAGGTCCGACAGGGCCCGCCGCATCACCCGGGTCCGCTGGCTCATCGACCGGCACCGGGACGAGGTGGCGCTAGGCATCACGACCACACTGACGGCCGAGGACTATCAGACCGTGCTGCGCTACATCCAGGACCTGCGTGACGTGCCTGAGCAGAGCGGCTTTCCGCACACGATCAGCTGGCCCGAGATGGATGAAAGCCTGACCGCCATCGGCTGACCGCCTTTTGTGCCGTGCGGTGCTGACAACACCACGGCCCTGCGAACCGTCGCGGCCTGCGCCATCGTCCGCAGCCTATGACCCGGCCCGCCAGCACCCGTCAGGACTCCGATCCCGATCGCACGATCGGCGCGCTTTTGCGTGTCGGCACGGTCCAGTCCGTCGACCTCGAGGCCGGCAAGGTCATCGTCGCCATGGGCGACCAGACCACCCCGCCGATAGACTGGCTGATGCCGGTCGGCGACACCACGCTCTGGATCCCGCCGACCGTGGGTCAGCAGGTCCTGGTCCTCGCGCCCGAAGGCGACATCGAGCAGGCCATGGCGCTGAACGGCCTGCCGTCCTCGGCTTTCGCACCGCTGTTCCTCGGGCTGGTCAATGCCATCCGCTTCAAGGATGGAGCCCAGGTCGCCTATGACCCGGAGGCCGAGCGCCTCGAGGTCAACACTCCGGGCAGCGTGAGCATCACCGCGCCGGGCGGCGTCACCATCGTCGGCGATACCACCATCACCGGCAATGTCTCGATCGACGGCGACACCGCGATCACCGGCAACACCGTGGTCGACAAGAAGGTGACCGCCACCGAAGACGTCGTGGTCGCCGTTCCCGGCGCACCCAAGAGCCTCAAGGCGCACGTCCACACCGGCGGCACGATCTCCGGCAAGACGGGAGCGCCCGTATGACCGGGATGTCCCGCTTCACTGGTCAGGCCATCGACAGCCGCAGCACCGAGCACCTGGAGCAGTCGATCAGCGACATCCTGACCACGCCCGAGCGCAGCCGCGTCATGCTGCGGCCCTATGGCTCGCGGCTTCCCGATCTGGTCGACCAGCCAGACAACCCTCGCACCCGTCTGGCCATCTATGCCGCGACGGCCATGGCCCTGTTGCGCTGGGAGCCGCGCGTGCGCCTGACCCGCGTGACACTCGAGCGTCCACGGCCCGGCGCGCTTTACCTCCGGATCCTCGGCAAGCGCGTGGATCTGCCCCGGCCCCAGGGCTTCGACTTCGCCTATCCGCTGTCCCCCTCCCAATCCGCCGTCTGATCGCCCGCTTCTCAGCAAGGAAACCCCATGGCCCTGACCCCTCGCCCCCACGGTGTTACCCTCACCGCCGCCGCCCTCGGCGCGGTCGCCCTGATCGTCAATCCCCTGTCCGTCTGGGGCATTGTCGCCACCGCGCCTGATGCGGTCGGCCTTGACCTCAACACGCCCATCCTCGTCCAGGACCTGGAGGCGACGATTGCCGCGGCCGGCGCGGCGGGCACTGCTTCACGCGCCCTGCGTGCCATCGCCGACTTTGGCCGCTCGACCGGCGTCCTGATCCTAGTCGAGGAAGGGGAGGGCGTCGATCCCGAGGACATCGCCGCAGATCAGGCCGCCAATGTCATCGGTGGCCTTCAGGCCCTGCTCTTGGCCGAGCAGACCGTGGCCGTCCGCCCTCGCATCCTGGCCGCCCCGGGTTTGGATGATGCCGCCGTCACCGCCGCCATGGGCGTCGTCGCCACCCAGCTGAGGGCCATGGCCTATGCTCGCGCCGTCGGTGCCACCCCGGCCGAGATCCACACCTACCGCCAGACCTATTCGACCCGCGAACTGATGCTGATCGACGGCGACTTCGACGCCTTCGACGCCCTGGCCGAGGCCGAGGTGGTCAGCTTCGCCACCGCTCGCGCGGTTGGCGCGCGCGCCTGGCTGGACCGCGAGGTCGGCTATCACAAGACGATCTCCAATGTGGCCGTGCCGGGCGTACTCGGCCTGACCAATCCCCGCACCTGGGATCTGCAGTCGGCCGACACCGAGATCGGCCTGATCAACGGGGCCGACGTCACCGGCCTGATCCGCCGCAATGGCTTCCGCTTCTGGGGCAACCGCACCTGTTCGGATGATCCGCGCTACGCCTTCGAGAGCGCCGTCCGCACGGACCAGGTGCTGCGCGACACCATCGCCGAGGGCGTCTTCCCCTACATCGACCAGCCGCTCCGCCAATCCCTGGCGATCGACATCATCGAGAGCCTGAATGCGCTGGGCCGTCGCGAGGTCCTGGCCGGTCGCCTGATCGGGTTCGAGGCCTTCGTCGCCGAGAGCAACACGCCCGAGATGCTGGCCGCCGGCAAGCTGCGGATCGGCTACCGCTTCACGCCCTGCGCCCCGCTCGAGGAGCTCGGCATCGGGCCGGAGATCACGGACGAATTCTACGCCGACTTCGCCGAACTGGCCGGCGCCGCCTGATCCCCCTCGAAACCCTGAGCCCAAAACTGAGCACAGCCTAAACGCCCCTCGCGCCCCTTCATCCAGGAACACCCGCCATGCAACTGCCCCGTCAGCTCAAGGACATGAACGTCTTCAACGCCACCGGCTCCTTCGCCGGTCAGGCGGGGAAGTTCACCCGGCCGAAGCTGGTCATCAAGACCGAGGACTATCGCGGCGCCGGCATGCTGGGCACCGTTAAGCTGGACATGGGGCTGGAAGGCCTCGAGGTCGAGCACGAATACGGCGGCGACATGCCCGAGCTGAACCGCGAATTCGGTTCGACCGACATCGATGGCAGCCAGCTGCGCTTCGCCGGGGCCTATCAGAACGATGCGACCGGTCGCTATGACGATGTCCAGATCGTGGTGCGCGGCCGCCATATCGAGATCGATTCCGGCACGGACGAGGTCGGCGCCACATCGGGCACCAAGTACAAGACCGCCTGCACCTATTACAAACAGACCCGCAACGGCCGCGTCGAGTTCGAGATCGACATGATCGCCGGCACCTTCATCGTCGACGGCGTCGACCGCCGCGCCGAGCTGCGCCGCATCATCAACTGATGACGGCCGGGCGCTCCCTTCCCCCGATCGCGGTCGCGCTCCAGCGCCAGCGCCAGGATGACCTTGCCCGTCGTCAGGCCGCCGATCGTCACTTCGACCGCTTCCAGGCCGCGCTCACGCGGCGAACTCGCCGGGATCCTTCCAATGACCAAAGCCTCTGACATTCCGCCCGCCCCGCCGCTGGATGCCGAGAAGGCCGCCGACAAGCCCCGCTCGGGCGTGGACAAGAGCGGCCGCCCCTGGGCCCTGGTGACGCTCGACAATCCCGTTGAGCGCGGCGGCGAAAAGATCGTCGACGTGACCGTCCGCAAGCCGAAGGGGGGCGACCTTCGCGGCGCCAAGCTGACGGACCTCTACTCGGCCGACGTGGTGGCCATGTCGATCGTCCTGCCGCGCATCACCGAGCCGATGATCCACCGCCAGGAGTTCATGGACATGGACGGAGAGGACATCGCCCAGCTGGCGGGTGAGGTGATCAATTTTTTGCTGACGAAGTCGCAGCGTCGGGAAGCCTCCCTGGCCGAGTAGAGGACGCCTTCGCGGACATCATGTTCGTGACCCATGGCTGGACCCGGGCCGACCTGATGGCGCTGGATCTGGCCGAACTGGCCGAGGAACGCGACCGCGCGATCGCCCTGTGGAATCGGGTCAACGGCCCCAAGGAAGCCTGACCGGTGGACAAGAACCTTCGCCTCAACCTGATCTTCAAAGCCGCAGGAAACGCTAAGAGTTTTCTCAGCGGCGTGAAGGGCGAGAGCGACCGGACGTCCAGGGCTTTGGGTGCGGCCCGTGAGCGCGTCAGCGATCTGCAGAAGAGCGTCCGGAACATCGCCGCCTACAAGCGCCTGCAGGGTGAGCTCGGCCAGACGCGGTCGCGCCTGGCCGAGGCACAGAAGGAAGCCCAACGGCTGGGTCAGGCGCATGCTGCAGCTGACAGGCCGACCCGCCAGCTGACCCGCGCCATGGAGCTCGCCCGGGGCAAGGTCCGGGATCTGCAGGAGCAGGAGCAGCGCCGGCGGCGCGGCCTGCAGGATCTCCGGGGATCATTGGCAGAGGCCGGGATATCTACCAAGAACCTCAGCGGCCACGAAATGCGGCTCGCCCGCGAGCTGCGCGAGGCCAATGGTGAGCTGCGCGAACAGGCGCGACAGCTCGAGGTCGTGGCTGCCCGACAGCAGCGCCTGGACCGGGCCCGCACGCGCTACGACAACACCCAGCAGCTGGCCGGCACGATGCAGGGTGCCGGCATGTCGTCGATGGCCGCAGGCGGTGCGCTGGCAGCCCCCCTGTTCATGGGTGGCCAGGCGGCGATGTCATTCGAAGACGGCATGCTGGATGTGGCCAAGGTCGTCGACTTTGAGACGCCGCTTCAGTTCCGACAAATGTCGAATGATATCCTAGACCTGGCCACGCATATTCCGATTGCGTCAGAGGGGCTGACCCAGATTGTCGCGGCTGCAGGGCAGGCGGGCATCGCCCGGCGCGAGCTCCTCCCGTTCGCCGATGACGCGGCCAAGATGGGCATCGCCTTCGACACGACCGCTGACCAGGCCGGCACCATGATGGCCACATGGCGCACCGCCTTCCGCATGACCCAGCCCGAGGTCCGGGGGCTCGCCGACCAGATCAACTACCTGGGCAACACCGGGCCCGCCAATGCGATGCAGATCTCTGACATCGTCACCCGCATCGGCCCGCTGGGTGAAGTCGCCGGCATGGCGGCCGGCGAGATCGCGGCTCTCGGCTCTACGATTGCTGGCATGGGGGTCAGCGAAGAGATTGCCGCAACCGGGATCAAGAACACGGTGCTGGCCTTGACCAAGGGCGAAGCGGCGACCCGCATGCAACGGCAGGCTTGGAAGGCGCTGGGCCTCGACGCGGTGGCGGTCTCGAAACAGATGCAGGTCGATGCCGGCGGCACCATTTTGGATGTCCTGACGCGGGTCTCCAAGCTCGCGCCCGATCGCCAGAGCGCGATCCTGACCCAGCTCTTCGGATCGGAATCGGTGGGCGCCATCGCGCCCATGCTTACCAATCTGGAGCTCCTCGAGGAGAACCTCGGCAAGGTCGCCGACAGCAGCCTCTATGCGGGCTCGATGCAAAAGGAGTTCGAGTCCCGGGCCGCGGCCGCGTCAAACGCGGTCCAGCTGGGCAAGGAGGGTATCAAGGCGCTTGGTGTCGAGATCGGGAGCGCCTTCCTGCCCCAGATCAAGGCTGGGGCGCTGGCACTCCGTGACGGCGCGAACCGTGTGCGGGCGTTTGCCCAGCAGCATCCGGGAGCCGTAAAGGTCATTGGCACCTTGCTCGCGGTCCTGGCCGCCGGCCTGATCGTCTTCGGCGGCCTCGCCATGGCTGTCGCAGCCGTGCTCGGCCCGTTCGCGCTGCTGCAGCTGACCCTGACGCAAACGGCGGTCCTGTTCGGGCCGGTCCTCACCGGGCTGAAACTGATGACCATGGGGGTCTGGCGGTTCACCGCCGCCCTGCTGGCGAACCCCATGGTGCTGATCGCCACTCTCATCATCGCTGCGGTCGCGGTCGTGGCCTATGTGATCTATCGGAACTGGGGCAGGATCGGGCCGTGGCTCAAGGGTCTTTGGGACGGCATCACCCGTACGGTCAGTGGCGGGCTGGGCCTGATCAAGTCCTATATCCTGAACTTCACCCCGCTCGGCTTGGTCATTCGGAACTGGCAGCCGATCGTCGCCTTCGTTCGCGCCCTGTGGAACCTGACTGGCCAAGCCGTCGGCCTCGGCCTCGACTACGCCAAATACCTGCTCGTCCGGTTCTCGCCCATGCCGTGGGTCCGAAAGGCCTGGTCCGGCGTCACCGGCTTCCTCGGCGGCGTCTGGGGCGGAGCCAGGAAGGTTGTCGGCAAAGGCCTGGCGCTGATTGGCGACGGCCTGATGCGGTTCACGCCTCTCGGCTTCATCGTCCGCAATTGGGATCCGATCACCCGGTTCCTGCAGGCGGCTTGGGACCAGTACAGGAGCGCCGTCCAGACGGGCCTCGATGCTATCGGCGGATTGCTGATGCGGTTCGCGCCGCTGGCCTTCATCATCAACAACTGGGGCCCCATCTCCGGCTTCGTCATTGGCCTGTGGGGCAGGGTAAAGGGCGCTGTCAGCACGGGCCTGAGTGCCGTTGGTGCGCTGATCCGAGCCTTCAATCCGCTCGACGCTTTCAAGGCCACCTTCGCCAGCGTGTGGACCTGGCTGTCTGACCTCCCGGGAAAGCTGGCCAAGGCCGGCGCCGACGCAATGAGCGGCTTTGCACGAGGCATCCGGGGCAAGCGGGCGGAGGTTCAGGCCGCAACGGCGGAAGTGGCACGCGTGCCCGAGGCCACTACCCGGCGCGTGACGCAGACCCGCTCACCGTCGCGAGTCATGATGAACGTCGGCCGGGACGTCATGTCCGGCTTCACCCTCGGCCTCGGCCAGAACGGGCGCGGCCCGGCCTCGGTCATGGCCGGCGCCGCAGCCGCGCTGATCGCGGCGGGATCCGTGACCATGCCGGGCGTCCGGCCGGGGATCATCGATGGGTCCGAGCGGGACGGCGCCGCGGCATTCTCCCCCCGGGCCGCGGCCGACGGATCGGGCCTGGCGCGCCCGGTGTTCGATGCGGGGCCCCGGCTGGAAGCGCGTGCGGCCGCCACACAGGCCGCTTCTGGACCGGGATCCGCGGGGCTGACGATCGGCACGCTTCACATGACCATCATCCAGAAGCCGGGCGAGGACGCCGAGGCGCTGGCTCGCCGCGTGGCCGAGCTGCTCCGTAAGCCCGACCTATCGAGCCTCTCGGATGATTCCGACAGCTATGGAGAGGCCTGATGTCTGACACGGCCATGCTGATGTCGCTCGGGATGTTCGGATTCTCGATCGACAGCGCCCTGTTCGACCAGATGCGCCGGCGCAGATCCTGGCGTCATCCGACCAACGAGCGGGTCAATGCCCGCCCGGCCGGTCAGTTCGCGGGCCCGGGTGACGACATGATTGAACTGTCGGGCATCCTCGCCCCCGGCCAGATCGGCCGCAAGGATGCGCTCGAGGAGCTGGCGGCCATGGCCGACACGGGTCAGGCCTGGACCCTCGTGGACGGGGAGGGCTTCGTCTATGGCGCCTTCGTCATCGAGGGCCTCGATGAGGGCAAGCGGAACTTCATGGCGGGCGGCATCGCCCTGCAGACGGACTTCAGCCTGCAGCTGCGCCGCATGGACGACACCGAAGGCGAAGAAGCCCCGGCTGAGGCTACCTCGTGACCCAGGCGCCCGGGTATATCCACCGCCAGGCCGCCTACGACCTGGTGGTCGACGGCAACAGCATCAGCGGCGACGTCTATCCTCGCCTGATCAGTCTGGGCCTGTCAGAGCGAAGGGGCACAGATGCCGACGAGCTCGAGCTGGTCCTGGACGATTCAGACGGGCGGGTCGCCATCCCGTCACCCGGTGCGGAGATCTCGCTCAAGCTCGGCTGGCGAGACCTGGCCGATGGCGGCACCACCAGCCTGATCGACAAGGGCACCTTCAAGGTGGATGGCCGGCGCCACACGGGAACGCCCGACCGCCTGATCATCAAGGCCCGGTCAGCCGACCTTACGCGGGCCTTTCGAACCCGCCGCACCCAGACCTGGACCGATGCCACCCTCGGCCAGGTGCTGGCCGACGTTGCCGGCAGAAATGGCCTTCAGTCGCGCGTGGGGGCCGACAAGGCCGCGCTGACCATTTCTCATCTCGATCAGGACCGTGAGAGCGACAGCGCCTTCCTCGCGCGTCTGGGGCGCCTCCACGACGCCGTGGCCACCGTCAAGGCCGGCCATCTGCTGTTCGCGGCCGTCGGCTCCGGAGAGACCGCCGGTGGCACGCCCATTCCCCCCGCCACCCTGACCCGCCGCGACGGCGACCGTCACGATTGGGAAGCTCCGGAGCGGGAGAACTATTCGGGCGTCATCGCCGTCTGGCAGGACCGCGCGGCGGCGACCCGGCGCGAAGTCCTCGTCGGCTCGGCCAGCAACCCCAAACGGCTCGGCCGCGTCTACGGATCACAGGCCTCGGCCAAGCGCGCGGCGGAGACCAATTTCAAGCGACAGGGCCGCAAGGGTGCGACCTTCAACCTGTCGCTCGCCCGCGGCCGGCCCGATCTCTACCCCGAGCAGAAACTGACCCTGTCAGGATGGAAGCCCCAGATCGACGCGGCCGACTGGCTGATCGTCGAAGCGCGTCACACCCTGTCCGGCAACGGTGGCCTCACCACGTCGCTGCAGCTCGAGCTCGGCGGCTCGCCCTCGTCCTCGGGCTGAACAGCCCCGACTGCATAACTCACGGTTCTTTTACACTGATGTTTGGGAAGATTTCTGCTATGACATCCACAGGGGCAAAGTCGGGGTCATCCATGCAAGACACGGCCACTACGGCTGCCTCAAGTTCTGGTCGGTTCAGTTCTTCCCACCAGCCGGACGCCTTCAAGGAACCGGGCCGCCGCTTCGGCGGTCACATCCGCACCAAATGTCCTCACTGCCGGGCCCAGGCCAAGGTGCGAAGCAGCAAGGTCATCACGCCGCTCTACAAGGAGCTGCGATTCCAGTGCTCGGACATGGAGTGCGGCCACACCTTTGTCGCCAGCCTGACGATCGACCGCACGATCGTGGCGTCGGCCCGGCCTAATCCGACAATCCGTCTCCCGGTCGGCAACCCCCGGCCGACGACGCCGGCGAACGATCTCTGA